GTACCTTCGATAGCTCCAGCACCGGGCGTAGTTGTACCTACTTGTGTGCTACCCCAGAATAATGTAGCACCAGATGCCCATAAATGATTGGTGCCCGGATTAGATGTGATTGCTCCATTAGCTATATTAAGAGAACCATATAATTTTTGAGAACCACTTACATCTAGTAATTGAGCAGGTGCACTTGTACCTATACCTACCTTACCATCATCAGCAATACGCAGTCTTTCTGATACACTACCGGCGGTAGCTGTTCTAAATATAAATCCACCATTGTCTTTATTAGTTGTATCATCCCCTGTTAAAATCAACATATCAGCTACTTTTGTTCCATTCCAGTATCCTAATAATCCTGTTATCGCTGAATCTGCTCCCGACCTATTTGAATCTCCTATATATTCAGCAGCAGTATTACTTGTAGTCTTTGCTTGAATATGCCCTCTTACGTCTAACTTCTGGTCAGGTGCAGTTGTGCCTATACCTACCTTTTGTGTAGAACCTATATATAAAGCCGCAGTACCGTTTGTTGAAACACCCCAATCATTAGTACCGGGATAATATATACCTGTTGTAGTGTCATTATTATCTACAATAGTTGGGGCAGCAGCTGTACCTTCATGTGTAGTTTGAAATCTTCCATTAGCAAAACGATACTTAAGAGTACCATCATTATCTAATTCAAAATTACTAGAAGAAGTACCGCATAATTCCCAATCGTTATTTATTTCTATATCACCTACAACATGTAATTTCTGAGCTGGTGTAGTTGTGCCTATGCCTACATTACCAGCAGTAGCTCCTGAACCTTTAACAATCAAAGCTGTATTAGCTTCATTATCGTTGTAAAATAATCTTATATCTGATTCGGTTTTAGAAGCAAGAGCTATGTAATTATCTCCTTGGTCAGTTCGAAGTGCTCCTATTACATCTTCGGCTGCATTTGTAAACCCAATCGGCCATCCACTATCAGTACTTAATTGTACACTAAATACATCACTAAAACTTTGTGGATTAGTTAAACCTATTCCCACGTGGCCTAGAGAATCCATATGTAATTTTTGTACACCATCTATAGAGAACTTCATATCATTCTTAGCATTAAGTTCAATATTACCACCAGTTTCACTATTTCTTATATATAAATGGTCACCACTTTCTTCTATATATCTAAGAGAATCACCAAATATTAACTTACTACCAGTAGCAACAGTCATATTTGTGCCATCCCAAGTCCAATCGTCTATTCCACCAAAAGCTCCTCCATTATTGTATTGGAGTTGTGTAGTAGAACCACCGGCTCCTGTTACTGTTCCAGTGGGTATTCCTGTAACACTAAATGTTGGGAAACTTGTTGTACCGCTAAAAGCTATAGCTCCAGCAGAATAAGTTCCTCCTGTAACGTAATAATTTGCATCATCGTTAGCTGCCCATGACATAACCCCAGCATCTGTAGAAACTAACGCATAGCCGCTTGAAGCTGGATATGCTAAAGGAAGTGTATAAGTCTGAGCTTCAGTGTTCACTCCTACTTTTAAAGTGGTAGGAAAGTCCCCTGTGTCATCAGTATCAGGGTTAATCTTGATATAACCTGCTGCTGTTGCATTTCCTCCAACAACAAGTCCAGTGGTAAATGAAGCTTCAGCTACAAAAGTAGTAGCTGGAGTAAAAGTAGTCATTGCTGAACCAGTGACATTAGAGCCGCCTCCAGCCATACTACCTGTTAGCTTACTATCAGTCCCCCATGTAAGTGCATCTAAATAATAATTAGTACTAGTAGATTCAATCCATTTTAGCCCCGTAGCTTCACTACTGTCAGCACTTAAAACATAACTATTAGAACCTACTGGTAATCTAGTATTGCTTGAACCATAAACATAAATGTCACCTTTGGTTGTAAGAGGAGAGCCCTCGGCATTAACTTGTATTCTCTGTCTACCTACTGCATTATGAGCTAAACTCTTTAGAACCTTATTAAAACGTGCCATTCTTCTCCGAACTGATAAAAATGATTGGGGAGATTAGGGTTCTCCCCGTACCCTTTAATAAAATCAGTTAGTCAGTCTAACCGGAAATTACTATTTGTCCAGCTTCTGGTCTGACGATTTTCAATCCATATCTCATAGACATGTATGAACCGACAATACCGAATCCGGGGTTGGCTTCTTCAACTGTCAATGGGCGTCTCTCGACGTAAGCCATAGGCTTAGTTGACAAATCGAATATTCCATATCTCGTGGTTGGAACCCATGGGTTAACAACAACGGTTAGTCCATATAATTGACCAACAATACCACCAGTTTGTAGAACGCTACCGAATGGGTTGCTTCCTGCATCTGTTGGCATAACGTTAGCTCCACTGACTAAGCTTGCAGCTGGTACCATACCAGTTGTGAAAGCAGCAGTGAAATCAGCCATCTTCAATATGTTTTCATAGTGGGATGGTGAAATGAACAAGTGTGTTGCGTTATATCCATGTAATGACATACGGGTGATAGCGGAAGAGACATCCGATAAGGATAGTGCTGAACCAGCTAGACCACTTGCGTCATTATTATAAGATTTTGCTCCTGATAGAGTTGCGATTGTTTGATTTGCGTATTGGTCTAACCTTCCAGAGAAAGCTGCATTTGCACCTAAGAAACCGCCGTTAGGACAGTTACTGAAGTTTGTAATGTCTGATTCTGCACTGGATGCGTCAATATCAGCGTTGCTGATACCTGTACCATATGTTGCACTTCCGAGACCGAAAATAACATTTACAATGTGTTGCGTCATGTGTCTGTCGACTGCACGACGTGCTTCATTCAATGCCATCTCAACTTCGTTGAATCTCGAATCTTCTATCATTCTTCGGGTAACACCTACTGCAAGACCCCACTCTTTAACTGCCACTCGCTCGGAGCGTAGTTTAGTGTGTTGATATTGAGGAGTGTTTCCTTCATCTATTTGTTCCATCGCCATGGATGGTTTTGCGAAAGTAATATCAATATTACCACCTGTATCTGTACTCATTGGGTCTGCAAAGAATTGCATAACTGGAAGGTCTGTGACCTTGTAATCCATAATTGCATCTTTGTAGTCAATAAGTACTCGCTCACCTGTGCCGCCTGTGTTAGCGTATGCACCTGTGTTCAGGGTTGTTAGTATACCGGGAGTTGCGTCAACCATTTAAATCACCTTATAATACCAAGACCTTCTTGGAACCAGTATCGGTTCCGCCGGGTCCTGCCTCTAGTGCGATAGCTACACCTGTTCCAGAACCTTGAATAGTAGCATTAACTGCTCCTGATGCAAGAATTCCGAGGTTTGCTACCTCACTGGTTAATAAGTGGCCAGCGTCAAAAGCGCCTGAGCACATAACGTTTAAAACTACTCCTTTACCGCTGATAACTGAACAGTTAGCACCACTGGCTGCATCGACGAAAGCAACGCCAACGACTGGTGCGTCGACATCTGCCATACCGATTGTTCCATCTGATTCTATTTGAACTGCTCTACCGCCTGTTAGGGCCATACCTGCTGTAAAAGGTAGGATACGTGCTGGAGCACCTCCATCATTTACTAATATTTCTGTTGCCATATTTATTCACCTCTATAATAGTCTTTGTTCAATTTTATTTTTCCATCGACTACTTTCATACCGAATTGTCTTTCAGTTTCTGGTACTTCACCTTCGTCAGCTGCTTTACCTTTTCCGAACGACCTTTCGACTTCTTGTGCGGGCTCTGGCATTGCTGCTAGAGCATCGCTAAATCCAGTCAATCTGGATTCATCCCATGCAGAGAGTTCCTCTACACGAGCATCCTTCTTAGTTTCTTCGATAGTACCGAATAAAACTTCGCGGGATATAATTGCTTCAACTGTTTCAACTTTTCGAGCTTCTGCTTCTTTTTCAAGTCTTTCTTCTTCTGACTTTTTAAAGGCTTCTAATTCTTTCATAGCTGCTTTAAATTCAGATTCGATTTCTTTCTTAGATGCTTCTGCTGCTTCAAGTTGTGTTCTTAGTGAAGCGAACTCGCGTTCGACAATGTTCTCTGCGTCGGACTTTACAGTTGTTTCTTTTGTCTCTTCTGACATATTTACCTCTGTGTTTTCTGACTTACATCCACAATCTCCTTCTTGGCCACCACAACCACAGTCGTGGTCGTCTTCCGGTTCTTGTGAATCACATTTCGTTTCTATAGTACATTCATTACAGACTGGGTCCATCTTTTCATTGTCAATGAAACTTACCTCTGTAGGACGAATCTTAGTAGCGAATGTATCACCCATCACATCAATATCGTTGGAAAACCAATCAATACTAACATGTGTCATATCTCCGTCCTTGACTTTGTTCATTACCTCTTGACCACGGCCATATTTGTTAGATACTGTTGCCAACATCTTAACAGCGGTCTTTCCATTATCCATCTTGATTAGCTCAGGTTTCGTTGCCATGCCGATTAAATCCTCAGCTGTTCGTTGATGGTCTACATAAATAGGAAGCTCGTTAAAACTTTCTATATTATCTTTTAACATACCTCCTTCTATATAAACTTTATGTTGTTCTCCTTCTTCCTCATATTCGTGAGGACCGGATGTAATAGCGATAACAGGGAAAGATACAGAATCAACTCCATCATCGCTTGTATAAGTCATATCATCACTCTCACCTACTGAAAGTGCGAATGACCTGCGAGTAGGCTCAGTTTTAGTTTCCGCAAATTCCCGCTCCACGCCATTCTCTTGCGCCCACATGCTACACATGCCAGCTGCAATCTCTTCAGGGTTATCAAAACCCCTCTTCTTCAGGTTTGCTTTAGTTTGTATCATACACTTTTCAAATGTCATTTTCTATCACCTGTCACGTTTGCGGAGGGCTTATTGCCCCTATTTTGTGCTCTGGAGGATTCTTCTTTCTTATCTTTATCTCTTCCACCAGAAATGTTTGCATTCTTATCACTCTGTTCTTTTTTGATAGGAGATGCTTTAATATCTTCAGAAGTTTCCATATCTAATTCTACTACTCCTTCTGGGTCTAAACCTCTCTCTTCTCTTACTTCACCGGGTGATAATACACCTTCAGACAAATAAATCATATCTGTCTTAGCTTTTGTAAATGCATCTTCAACATTAATTTGCCTAAACTTAAATTTTGCTTCACCACTTTCTAATTGTGGCATAAGCTGAGCATTAATTGCTCCTTCTACCATAGTTTGTAAATATCTTACATATGGTTCAAAAATAGGACGTGCCTTTTCTGGGTCTGTCCACATTGTTTTAGGAACTTTAAGTGCCATGTGTATTTTATCAAGTATATCATCAGTATACTTTCCATACTCAAATGCTCGTTGAGTTCCTTGTAGTTCTTTAATTTGTATGTCGTTACCATGTATAATGTCTTCACCGGGGGCTAAAGAATTAAATGCATCAACTATTTCATTAATTTTATCAGGACCATAAGGCATATCAGGTAACCCAGCACTTACATCAAATCTACTTGATGCATATTTATTAAGTGCAGCACCTATATCTCTTTCAGCGTAATCCTTTAAATCAACTAAATATATAATAGGGTGAATATCAGAGAGTCCATAAGCTAAATCATCAAAAGAATTATTATTAAGCTGTATTATCTCATCTTCTTCAAACCTTACATTCTCTTCATCATCTCCTACTTTTTGGTAGTAGTATTCTATTTGTCCGTGCTCATTCCTTTTTACGAACATAGTCTGACTAGAACGTAAAACTAAATTGTCACCAGTCCATTCTAAGTAGGAACTACCAAATATTCTTGCATTTCTCAACCACCCATATAAAATATTTTCAATATTAATATCTCTAAACATTTCTTCTAGTTCATCGCGGAGTTTATCATCTTCTGTTACTATATCAAAATTATCTTTAACAGCGTACAAACATGGTAAATCTATTAAAGTTCTTATTATTGGGTCAGCAAGATATATATTCATATAGGTTCTATTTTTACCTATATGTGGTTCATAGTCTTTCTCTTGCCCAAATGTAAATCCTCTATTGATTTTGAGACGTTTGATGACTCCTTCACCGTAACTACGGGGGTCGTCTTTCTTATACGAAGGATTGCTTCCAATAGATGCAAACCTGCGTCTAACATTATCTATAAACGACATGGCTTTAAATAATTAATCTTAATGAGTATATAAAGTTTTTGTTAGATTCCTCGTAAAGATTGTTTGTTTAGCTTAACTTTTCGTTGAGTTGTAGAAAATAATGGACCTGTTGAGTAATTTCTACGCCCCATTGGAGTAGATTTATTAATTGGTGTAGATATAACACTTTGACTAAAATTACCTGACATAGGAAGCATACTTAGCGTCGCATGTAGTGCCATAGCTGAACTATCACAATAATCATCATGCTTATTACTAGGGGCTGCAATCTTTTCTGTTTTATTGGCTGCATCCATTGTGTATTCTAAATCAATATGTTCTCTAGTCCATTTATGTATTAACTTAGCATCATTACCTC